ACAAGAAAGCAACTTCCGTGCCAACGTATGCGAGGGAGGTGCTAGAGTTCCTTATTACCATTGCTATCGCGGTGGGTATGGAATCATCCAGTGGACTACTCCGGGTCGTTATAATGGGTTAGGTTATTTTGCTGATAACTATGGATGTGATCCAAGTACTTTAGAATGCCAAACTCGTTACATGATTAATGAGGATATATTCCAACGTTACCTGCCTGAGTTTGAGGGCGGTGGTAAAAGTGTCTCTCAATACATGCGTCCTGCCTACCGTTGGTTAGGATGGGGTATAAAAGGAAACCGGGAGGTTTTCTCTTATAACTACTCACAGAAACTTGTTCTTTTATGATCAATACAATTACTGACGCACTAAAAACAATCTTGAATATCAATAAAGCAATTCAAGAAACTAGTATTGAGTGTGCTATTGATGATGAAGTTGTAGAATGTAAGGAGATGAATGATTCTCCTTATGTAGGATCTCCTGCACCAAAGTATCTTAAGGATGATGAATGGTTTGGTCCTGCTGTAATCTCTGATGAAAACAAAGATTACATGGAACGGGAATACGAAGCATTCAAAGAAGAAGCACATAAGTTCTACGGAACTAAAGAGTCTGAGAACATTCATCAAGAGATGTATGAAGTAGCAACTGCATCTCAAAATACTACTATTCATCTTGATCCTGTAATTCCTGTAGGTGGTTCTGAGAAGTTTCAAGAAGGTCCTGGAGGATGGAAATCTGGTAATGGTATGAATCAATTCCGTTATGACTGAAGATTGGCGTTATAGTCCGGAGAAGATGAAACTCCGTGAAGAAGTTCTTAAGATTTTACTTGCAAAGTTTGGTGGCCAAATGGATGGAGTGACCCCTAAATATTCCAGTCAATCAATCTTTGAGTGTGCTCATGACTGGATATCTCAAGGGAATAAAACTCACTTTGGGATTGTAAAATACTATGAAGCATACTACGCAAAAAGGTAATCATTATGATCAGGTACATTATTGCAGGCCTTCTTTTTGGTGCTGCTCACGGAATGACTGTTCCTGCTCTTGCTAACAAGAACCCAGTCTTGAATCAGAAAACATCTAGTGGAGATGTTGTTGGTAATGGACTTAAACCAAAATCAATAGCAGCGACAGGTTGTATGTTGCTGAGGGAATGTACAGATGGAGTCAAAGAAGTCAATAACCTTTTGGATGTTTCTAGTGAGTATTCCAATACTAGTGATTTTACTAACATTTCTCATGAGTTCAATCACATGGTTGACTCCCTTAATGCAATCGGAACTAAAGTTTTTCTAGCAGACGATAAGTATTTTCCTATTGGAAATCGTGGTGTTTATCACACTGTAAGTAATAACTTCTTCCTGAATAAACTTTACATGCATAAACCCTGGACTTTGATTTCTGTTATGCGGCATGAAGGTTGGCACGCTGCACAGGATTGTATGGCAAGTCTTGACAATCAGTTCACTGCGATTATTCATCCAGAAGAAAGTGTCCCTGAAGTTTGGAGACTGATAGCTGAGGAGTCATATCCCAAACATGCTGTGCCTTGGGAAGCAGAAGCAATCTGGGCAGGTAAGACGCAAGGAATGACCATGAAAGCACTTGACTCTTGTGCTGCAGGAACTATGTGGTCTGATTATGAAATGACTCCACTGACCCGAGAATGGTTGATCGAAAATAATTACATTTCTAAATAATATCATTCAATACTAATCGAAGCAAAGCCAAGACAGAACACTTGACATTTTTCATACAGTTTTGTAATGTAGTGTTCTGTTGTTGGAAAACAAGTATTTTCACATGACACATTTAACAAGAGATGTGTTAATCAAATCCATTGTTGCCGAAGAAATGAGAGGGTATAGTGGATCTGATTATGTCAAATCTCTCAAGGATGCGTATCATAAATGGGAACATCAATCGAGTGATGATCTCTGTAAAAAATTCAATTCAATCAAACATACAAAAATTTCTGTAGAGCAATTAGAACCATAAATAAAAGTGCCTCATTTTCTTTCATATGGAATCTGCTCCTGTAAAAAAAGTAGAGACCAAAAAGGATAAGTTTGAATGGGCGGACGAAGGTCTGTCAGCTATGGTGAGAGTTATCATTCTTGGGTGGTCTGCATTTATTTTGACACTTAACTATGTAACTATTCCTGGTTGGGAACAAAATAAAATCGATCCTACTTTTATTGCTTCTGTCTTTACTGGAACCTTAGCCACTTTTGGGGTTCAGGCAAATAATAAGAAGAAGGATGAAGAGGAGAAGAAGACGGATAAAATCGAATCCAGATGAGCATCTTCAATCATGAGAAGGATGATTATATCCCACCTACAGTAAATACTACAGAATCAAAGAAACCATCTGTATATAAGATTATCATTGGTTCTGTAGGTGCTTTAGTTGCTGTAGCACATCTAGGTTTACTTGGGTATGTGGTAAGACAGAAACCACAACCACCAGTACAACAACCTCCGACATTCAATTTACCTCGCGGACCTTATTCTTCTTATAAGATCAAAGCAGGTAAGGATGGATATGAAATTGAATATCGTGCTAATGACCCTAAGGTTTTAGAGTCTGAAAGATCTCTTGACCTTGACAAAGAAAAGAAAGGATTATTTGGCGGTGGTTCTGAAAAAAGAACTGAATATCGTCGAGATCAGTACACTATGGAAGGCACCCGTAATATAGGTGTAGGAGGTGCTGTATCAGAAGGCGAGGGAAAGTCTGCAAAAGACATCGAGTGCATCGTGGCGGACGCTGGAGCACGGTCACAAGGTGCAATGGCAGGAACAGCAATTAGCACTGGTCTTATTGTTCCTGCTGTAATTAATATTCCATATATTGGTTGGTTGGCAGCAGGATGGGCCTCACTTTTAGGGAATCAAGTTGGATCTGAAATTGGTTCTGAAGTTGGGTCGGCATTCAATGATTGTTGATAAATAATTTGTAGTCTAGGGCACACAACCCAAGTAGGTTCCTAATGTATCGGGAACCCCATCTTCAGAAGAAATCGGACCAGTGTCGCGATATTTGGCACGAATGGTATAAAGAAAGGTTTGAAAATAAAAATAAAGAAAAGGCAAAAGAGATAAGAAAACAATGGTCTCAATGTGAAAGAGAATTTGGTGAAATGGTAAGTCAGGAAGTCAAGACAAATCCCCGTTACAAAGATCTTGATCTAAGATAGATAGTGTAGTTGCATAAACTTTATGAAGTTTATTTTCGCATTGCTCGCTACACTATTTTTTGCAGTTCCTGCATGGGCTGTTGACGTTCAAATGGGTGCCAACGGTAATCTTGTGTTTGACCCTGCTGAAGTCACTATTTCTGCTGGCGAGTCAGTTCACTTTATTAATAATATGCTTCCTCCTCATAACGTCATTGTAGAGGATCATCCAGAATTAGGTCACGAAGCCCTGGCAATGTTACCAGGTGAAGACTTTGAAGTTGCATTCCCAGAAGCAGGTGACTATACTTATTGGTGTGGACCACATAAAGGTGCAGGAATGATCGGAACCGTACATGTAGAATGAATGAAGACGAAAAAAGAGAGTTTTACAAATCACTAAGAGAGAGAATTCTTCAACTAAGAATGGGTCATCTCTTTGAAGAACCATGTCCACTCTATGAACCAGAATGGGAGGATGATGAACACTTTTAATACATTGGTTTTAGATATTACTGTGGCGGTTCTTGACTTCTTTTATAGAGGTCGAGATTATCCACGTTTTTGGGTGCTTGAGGAGATTGCTCGGGCACCTTATTTTGCATTTTTGAGTGTCTTACATTTTAGGGAATCTTTAGGATTGAGAGGTCCAGAGCACCTATACTTAATGAGAGAACACTTCGAACAAACGGTCAATGAAACAGAACATCTGGAATATATGGAGAGTCGGGGCGGTAATGCTTATTGGGTGGATCGCTTTGTTGCCAGACACCTCGTACTTATCTATTATTGGGTCAATGTGGTTTATTACTGGTTGGCTCCTAAGTCTGCATACCATCTGTCTTATGAAGTAGAAATTCATGCGGCAGTAACTTATGCAAAGTATCTTGCCTATAATGGACCAGATGAAAAAATCCTTGAGATTCTAAATGATGAACTGGAACATTCTAAGGAACTACATAATGCAATGGAGATTATAAAATGAATATACTTTTTGTATTTGTTTTTTCAGCATTTCTAATTTCCGTAATGGAACTATCATGGCCTGTAAGATATCGAGGTAAATGAATCCAATTATCTTAATAGCGTGTTTTTCTCCTCTTGCAATCATCTGGATTGTAATGAAACTTAGTTTGTGGATTACAGCAGTAAACGATGAGCGGAAGTATGTCAGAGAAGAGTCCAGAAAACCCCATGGACCCTATGTGGTCAACGCATATGCAGACGTTGATGAAGAGGAAGAGGAATATGGAAATCGCACAGATTATAGATGAAGCACTTTTCAGATATTATTCTGATAAGGGTACAGGAGTACCAAACTGGAAAACTGAAAAAGACCCACAATGGTGGGTCAATTATCTTCAAGAATTAGGACTAGACAAAAACAATCCATGAGAAAATTTTTCCCCGACTTTAGTCAAAAAGACTATGAAAAAATGATTGAGTGTGTAGAGCATCGACAAGGACATTATTCTGTAGGAGATGCCTTCTATAATGAACTTGGAGATATTGCAGCAGAACTAAAGCGTCGTAAAGAATCGGCAATTTTAAGGAGGGCAGAATGAATAATCCATTATCATGTGTAAGGAATACTAGAAAAACTTACCGTAAAGATTTGGAAAAAGTAATAACAGAAGTTCAGGTTCAATTTGAGGATGAAAATCCTGCCTGGATTCCTTATGAAACACTTTTAGCAATTCAAACGAGGTAAAAATGAGAGTAGGTGTAATCGGATTAGGTAGAATGGGTGAAGGCATGTCTCGTCGTATGATGAGAGATGGTATCGAAGTATGGGG